ATTAAGCACAGCGGCGGTGACATTGCCACCTAACGAAGCTGCATCAGAAAAAGTCACAAAGTCATTTACATTTGCACCATGAGCAGTGTCTGTTGCTGTAATAGTAGAGCTACCATCTGTCGCTGCAAACGTCACATCTCCAGCGGATGTTGTAGACCTTATGGGCGTTACATCGTGGTAACTTGAGCCTTGATTAACATAAAACTTTAAATGAGTCCCGACACCTATATACCGTATAGACTCTAATGAGGCCCAATCATGCAACGATCTACAAACGCCAAGAAATGAACTAGATGAATACTTAGCCCAGCCTCCTATTTTTTCAGGACGACCCTTTCTAAATCTAACTTTATCTGAATCAAACCAACCAGCATCCGCTGTATATTCAGTTCCCTCTTTGTTAACGCCAGGAGCAAACTGTATTTTGGTTAGAGGCATTTAAACCTGTCTCCAATCCAAATTCTGAAACATTAAAGACTCCGCTTGTCTTCTTCTGACTAAGCCTTCAAGTATCTTTCCACCAGCACGAGTCCACCGATTCATCTCATCTGGCACACGATCAAACTGACCTCCATTAAGCACTTTCAACATTGTACTTTCGCCAAGGTTGGTTGGGCCAAGATTGTATACCCATGCAACTAACGCATCGAACTCATGCTGCTGAAGTTCAACCTTAACCATATTGTTAATATAGCCTTCGTATTCATCCATCTCATCAGCAAGCATTGACTCTGCATCTTCTATTGAACAAGTCTGACCCTCTTCAACTCCTTTGGTATGACCAAATCCTATCGTCCACACACCAACGCTATCTTGATAAGCAGTAGTTTCGCAACCTTCAAACTTTTTTATAAGCTCTAAACCATCCTCACTTATTTTCATATTAATTTAGACCTTCCGCCTTCTTTAAAATCCATAGGCAAAAACCCAGCGCCTTCATAACCCTCATCCTTTATTTCTTGCTTTCTTTCTTTTTCTTGCTTTCTTTCTTTTTTGCTAGAAAGAAATCTTTCGTATTGAGGGCCAACAGCGGGAGCTTCAATATTTCCAAGAGAAATAAGATTGTTTACCTTTTGAAGTTGACGGCTAATATACGGATCATTAGTTAATAAATCGTCTAACGCTAAATCAAGTTCCTTAATACTAGGATTTTTACTATTTGCCGAGTAATAAGCATTTTCTGTTGTTTTATAACTTTGGCTTTTTTCTTCATCGCCAGCGGCAATTGCATTTTTTTGAGCTTCATACAAAGCAGCATCAGCAAGACTTGCAACTGCTCTTTTAAAATCTGTTTTAGTCCTAGAGGCAAACACATCAAGAAGTCTATTGTTGGTTTCATAAAATGCATCCGAATCTTCAAAATGCCTATACTCATGTGCATACACTTGAGGATTTGCATTAATAGCACCAAGAGCTGAAACTCTATTACCAGGAATATCAATTTGTTTTCCACCTGGAACATTCATTTTTAAAACTTCATCACTTCCTCTTCTTGCCATTCCTTTGTAATCGTATCCTTTTTCTCTATGCTCCAAAGGAAGCGGAACAAGTGCTGCTTTACTAGGATCAATAGTCGATCCTTCAGGCATATAAGGGGCTATTTCAGATTGAAACTCAGTATCACCAAACTGCATTGCAGCTAAAAACTCCTGTTGCTGCTGATCGGTCATTCCTTTTGTAGCTTTTCTTAAAGACTCCTGAACCCTAGGAGTTCTTTTTAACATATATTCTGTTAACGCTTCATTCATCTTTAGAAGGCTCCTCATCTAGCTCTTTATAGTATTTTACAATACTAATAACTTGTCTTAGATATCTTTTAATTTCAGCCATATTAGCTGATAAATTTTCATATCCTTTAGTCGTTAACGAATACCAAACATTTGCTGGAGCTTCGCCTTTTTTTAAATCATTTATGTACTCTTCCATGCGATCTGGAGTTAATATTGTCCATTCAACAGGAACAGACTGAATTGATGCTGGAAGAGGCGGGTGATAAACGGGTGCCTTTTTTTCTATGGTAACAACTTCAACAGGCGCAACTTCTGGAATATTTCTATTTCCTGTTAAAGAGCATCCGCTAACTAGAAACAGAATTAAGGCTAGAAGTAATTTGTTCAAGCTCTTTACCAACCTTTTGAGTCGCTCTGTTCACGATCTTCTCTACCAACAAAGGCTTCTTCATAGATAGAACATTTAGATCGTGTTCTGAAAATTTTTTTTTAATCCTCGTAACCTCGTTTTGCGCTTCCATGTTTTCTTTTTGTAGGCGCTCTACTTGAGAAATCATAAGATTATGGTTCTCAATAGTTTTCTTTATATTATTATTTTGCTCTTCAATAGTGCCTTCAAGCGTTTTTTGATTTTGAATTGACTGTTCTAACCTTATTTGAAACGAGTCCAATTCAGATTGTGACTTATCGTAGTAAAGCTTAAATGCACCAGTAACTGCAAAAAGCGCAATGCCTAAACCAATGCTTAATTTAAACCCCATTTAAGATCCTTTCTTCCATTTCTTTGAAGGCGATTTAGTTTTGCTAGGAGACCATTTAACACGATTTGCCCAATAGGCTGCTGAAAGCTTACCTTTTTTTATATTTTTTGCATGGCGAGATTTAAACGCTTTCCTCTGCCCTGCTGTTTGATTTGTCTTAACGCCTTGCTGTCCAAATCTAATAGTCTTAATTTTATCGCCTTCCTTCGCTACGACTATATGAGACTTCTTAGGGTGATTAGGGGTTCGCTTGGGTTTATTAAATCCAGTAACCCCTGCTCTAGCCAATCTTGGATCTTTTTTAGCAGGCATTATCGTTTCTTTCCTTTATGTAAACCGTGTTTTGCGTGTTGCTTTCCTTTTGCAGTAGCGGCTCTTTTCTTTTTATTTGCTGCTGCCAGCTTCTTTTTTCCTTTTGCAGTAGACTTAAGCTTTTTAATGGTAGCTGCCGGAGCGTAAACTTCGCCAGTTTCTGAAGACTTCTTACCACTTGGAGTTCTCCATTTCTGTTTAGTCCACTTCTTTAACGATTTTTGTGATTTCTTTAAAGCCATTATTGATTATGCTCTTTTAACTTTTGCTGACGAATACGCTCTTCTATTTTTTTTTAGTCTCTATTTTTTGCTGTGCTTGTTTAGCCATTAGCTTTTGTATCCACCACCTTTAGCTTTATATTGCTTGGCAAGCATTTGCGCTTTACGAGCAGACCACTGCCCAGGCTTACCGCCTTTTGATCCGGCTTTTATTTTGTTAAACAAAGCCTTTCTCATAGTTGGCTTTGTATAATTTCCAGCTTCGTTAACCTTAGATTTAGTTTTCTTCTTTGCTGTTTTCTTTGGCGGCATTTTTACACCTTCTATTTACTACTTAAATATTAATATAATCCCGCCTATAAGTATAAACGCACAAAGCAAACCTATAGCCGTTACTCCCATTACGACCCAAATTTGTTGGATCATCTTCTTTCTAGCAGCAGCTCTCGCCTTGATCGCTTCCATCTGCCGTTTGTGGTTAGCTTTCTGCCTAGCCTTAGCTTCATCCCATCGTTGCAACAAAGCTGGATCATGTATCACAAGCATATCATGCAATGACTTTTCCCACTGATCGCGTCTATGTTTAATGCTTTCGAGTTTTAAAAGTTCTTGAGATGACAGGTTATTGATAATCGAGTCTTTCTTTTCGCGCTCAAACGAATCAAGCGCGTCACTAAAGCCTTGCATCAACTCAACAGCTTTTGCGGCTCCATCTCCAACCTCATTTAACTTGTTTATTGCGGTCGATATTGTAGACAGGATCGCACCTGCCGCTGCTACGCTTTCAATTATCATAGTAAACTTTTAAGGTTTACGCGACATATAGGCCGTAGCGCCAAAATACAAGCCTATAATAGAAGCCTGACTAAGGAACAACATATCACTCAGTGAAGACAAGGTTGATAAACGAGCTTCTGGTACAAACGGAAATAAAGGCAATAATGAATACAACACCATAGAAGACATAGCTACCCAAGCAATACGTCTTTGTGAATCTTGCTTTTCTTCTCTTAAATCTAATTCTAACATTTGAGTAGCACGTTCAAGCTCCTCATCTGAAACAGTTCCGTCTTGGTCTATGTCGTACTTAGCCCAAACAGAATTTTCTTGTAACTTTTTAGGCATTTTCTTTTAACCGTTGTTGACGATAAAACTCAATGTACTCTTCCCATCGAGCAAATCTTTTTTCTTCGTGAATATAAAACAATCCGTGATATACGCTCATTACTAATCCCAAAACTTTTGATTGGCCCCAGCCATTACTGGTTTGCAATAAGCCGTTATGTTGTGTTGTTTGATGCCCCCTCTACAACGGACATCTCTGCAATTATGTTCTATCCAGTACGCAAATTGCTGGCAACGATGAATGTCTCGAAACAACATCTGATCTGAGCCTTGCGCCACATTGCCTTCGATGACTGTAACTAACATAAAGGCTAGTATTGTTCCCTTCATTCATAGGTACTTTGCGGCCACTATGGTAGCCACCATAAATGGATATACGCCCCAAATCATCATCTCAAGCTTCTTGAACTTTTCAGATCCTTCATTAAGACGCTTTTCTATATTCTCATATCTTACAGCGCACTCTCTTTGATGTGCCTTTATTTCACTCAAAGCCTCTTGCGCCTCGTCCATTAATCCGACCTTTTAACAAACTTAATCGGATTGGTTGTGGCTCCATCTTTTGCCTTGCCAATATTTAACGCTGCGATCTCAACAATCTTATATAGCCGTCCAATCAACGCATCATCTTTAGGTGTAGGAGTAAGGCTACATATAATTGATGCCGCACACACAATACCCGTTACCACAGATATTATATTAAGAACAAAATCCATTACTGTTGCTCCGCATTAGCCGCTTCTAGCTGTTGAGAATACCAGTTAAATGCCGCTACATAAGTGTCTAGTTGTTTTTGATTAGCATTGATTACGTTAGTGATCTGACCAATCTCTTCTCTAAGCTCATCCATACGAGCAGTTAACATTTCAGGATTAAGAGGTAATTGAGTAACCTCTGCCTCTTCTACAACCTCTGCATCTACAACTTCTTCAGTGCCTTGTTCCGTCATCTTCTACCTTCCAAACATTTAAATTAGCAGCGACAGTACGCCGTTCACCTTCACCCTCAAAGGGGTAAACCATATGGGTTAGCCAACTAGGAAACATCAAAAACTTTCCGACTTCTGGTTTAATTACAAAACTTTGTGGAGGAGCTAACCGCTCTACATCTAATAAACTATTACGACCATAGCTAAAGGCCAGACAACCATCCGCATTGCCTGATGCGTTATACAGGCTGTATTCAGGGCTTCCCGCTGTAGGCTGATCTAGGATTTGTTGTGGTACTTTTGTCCATGTGGTGCAGGAGACTCCCATAAGTGTTTTAGTACCATGATCGTGTATGGGATTATAATCCCCAGCATAACTATGCACAGACCAAAGCTCATCAGTTAATACCTCTCTTTTACCTTTTAGTGGATTGCCAGACTGA